TGTGAATCAGACATAGCAACTTCCATACCTTGTCTTGCGACAACGTGAATTGCTTGTCCACCACCAAATACACCAACGATAACTGTACCTGCACCTGATTCTGTTGATAATACAACAGGAAGTCCCCAAAGGGTAGGTGCAACTCCACCACCGAATTGTCCTGCACCAACAAATAGAGGGTTTAAGCTACCACTTGTTGTAACTGCATTGACTTCGGTAACTAGTTGATACCAGTCGGAAGGGTGCATTATGATTGCGTCAGGTGTTAAGAAGCTATCTTTCTGAATTTCAGTAATTGCTTCATAAACTTGACCAATTCTTTTTAGGTTTCCTGAGAAACTTGAGAAATCAAAAGTGTTGATTCCTGATTTATTCAAGATACCTGTTAGGTTAGCACCTGAGCCTGAGCCACCGACCATTTGGTCTGAGACGGCTAGTCTAACCATTGTTTGTAATCTTGAATCAAGATAACCTTGTACTGCTGAAACGTCAGCTAACAATTCTTCTGTTACAGGAAGGAAAGCACCAATTTTTCTGATGTTCTCTGTTCTTTCTGTAAAAGCTAATGCGTTCTCGCCTAAAGCTGAGCCTTCGGCAGTTGCAGTAGCATTGTTAGTGAATGTTGTTTCTTCCAAATACTTGTATTGATAGTTGTCAGTTGTGATTGTATCAATAAGGTCAGGTATTTGTAATGGGTCAAGTGTAGCAGTAGGTACTACTAAGTCTGACCTTGTAACAGCAGGTGGGTAACCTGATTCTGTTAAAGTAGTTTTTAATTCTACTTGTGGATTCCACTTAAGTTCGGAGTTAATGTTCTTTTGTCCATTTTCCATAAAACTTTTGTAAGCATTAGATTCCATAAATTGACCACCAAGAGATTTTCTTACTTCTTTTGGCTCGTCATTGTGGATTGGCATTGATTTAACTTCTTTGCCTTTTTCTAATGCGTCCTCAAGTCTTGCTTCTTGAACTTCAAGAGCGTTTAACTCGTTTACTTTTTCATTAAGTTTTTCAATCTCGATATTTCTATCTTCGATAGCTTGTTTTTTCTCAACTGAAATTTCTGAGCCACTTTCAAAAGTGTCTTTCATTTCTTTGATAGCACCAAACTGTGTTTCTCTTAATGCGTGGAGTTCCTGATTGAGTTCTGTTAATTTACTCATTCGTTTTCTCCTTCAATAGTTATGCCTTGACTTTGTGCCAAGACTTCTTGAGTTGTTAACCAAAGTTTGTCTAATTCATCAGAAGGTTGCTTTGCTTCTTCTTGTTCTACACCAAGTCCAAGAATAGAGTCTAAATCATTATAGACTTCTTGGATTCGGTCTTGAATCTGCATAAGTGAATCTTGAGCAGACTTTGATAACATTTTGCCTTTTTCTAAGCGTAAAGAAGTAAGTTCTTTTGCTCTATCAATGAAACTGTCGATTGTGTTAAGAACACTCTTGGCTTCATCTGTGAATCTAAGACCTGATTCAACATTTTTTACATCTTTTTCTTTTTGTTCTTTGACTGATAGCGTGTGAGTTAATTGATTTGCACCAACAAGAACTGGAGATACTTCATAAACAGTTGCAGATTTTATGTACCTGACGTTTGTAGATTGTCCGTCTTTTGTGAACTGACCTTCTTCTGCGTCATCTACTTGGAATCCGAATGACCATTGTTGTAAATCTCCCATAGCTTTGACAAGTTTATATGCTTCTTGTCCTGCGTCTGTATCTAAGAAAAACTCTCCTTTAGCTACTGCTTTTTCTTCGTCTTGTGTAATTGTAGCTTTACCAATAGGCGACTCCCATTTGTGAGACCAAACCATTGGTACTTCTTTACTCTCTCCCCAAGCTGATTTTAATGAGTTGGGTACAACAACATCTCCGTCTGAATCGACTGTATTGAATACTGAGAATACTGCTTCTACTTTTCCTTCGGCTTCTGTATCTAAAGCAAAATTTACCGACTTAAATTCTTTGTCCATTATTCTTCTTCCTTTTCTATCCACGCTTCATTTTTTTCTGTGGAAGGGTCGTCTGCAATAAAGTGTCCTTTATCATCTCTTGCTCTTACTTTAGTAGATTCTGCTAACTTTTTTTCTTTAAATGCTTTATCTATCTTGATAAGCATACCTTGTTCAATAAGCCATTTGATACTTTTTTGTGGCACTTTTTTGTTGTCAACAATTTCGCCCTCAGCAAAATATTTATCTCCGACTGTTATGCCATTTACTACTTCATACATTATGTTATTATCTCCACGCTAAATTCTACGCCTAAATAGTCAATACTGTTTATAGTATATACACCATAATTGCTTGCTTCAACAACTCTAGCAGAAGAAACTACACCACCAAGTGTTGTGTCTCCTTCTATGGCTTGTTTGATACTTGAGCTTCCACTTCCTGCAAGAAACTCATCAAGAGAATCCTGAGATAATTCTGCGTCAACTCTTGAGACATAAAGATAAAGAGGTATTTCGTACATATCTGAGCCACGAGACATTGTAGAATCATAATCTACTGAACTCATTACTCCAACTACGGCAGTTGGTGGCTCTATTGAATCAGGAACAAAGGAATAAACACTTAGTCCTGAAATTGTTGCGAGTCTCGTTGAGAGACCTGTTCTTATACTTGATAAACTTGCCATAGGTTTACTATAACAAAAAAGCCACCAATGTAGGTGGCTTAATTGCTTTTGTTAATTAATTAAAGGGTAATTGAAATGTTGTTTTCAAGGAAGTACAACATATCTTTGTTGAACTTGTATTCTTGAGTATTTACTTTATTTTCATTTCTGAGATTTTCTAATCTAACTTCTACCTCTAAAATTTGCTCATTAACTTTATTCATTTTGTTTTCTCCGTTTTCTTTTTTTGTTTCTTTCATACTATTATGATACATAATCTTTGATTATATACAAATATTTATAGTGATTTTTACTATAAATCGTTTTAAAAAGCCCAATGTTTATAGGGTCTGTAAAAATAATTTAAAAAAAATAAAAAAAATAAGAAAAAATATTAAAACTTGTCACTAGTAACTTATATGAAAACAAAAAACATTATAAATAAAAAAGGAGGTGAAATGAAAGTTTCAGATACACAACTTGCAATCGATTTTTTGTGGAACAACTATCCATTAAGTTTAGACTTTGATGTTAATCCTATGATTAAATTTATTAAAAGTAGCAAAAAAATTAACGCTAAAATGATTGATACAAATTCTATTAATAATGAAATGTTAATCACAAAATTAAAAGCTAAATACAACGCTTAATTTTATTTAATTGTGCAGATAGCAGTAGCTTCGGAGTTTAGATGAATGAATGAAACAAAGCTACTGCTTCATTATCTGCTTTGTAATTAGGTACAGGGAATGAAACCTAATCACAATTTCATAATAACATTAAATGTGTCCTCTGTTACAGTCGTAGCAAAGTTCAGTCTTTCCGTCCATAAGTTTTACTTCATCACAGATTTTGCAGGTATTGTTTTCTTTAATCAAGCTCATTTTCGTCTCCAAACAATTCATCAAAACATTTAGGGTGCGAGCCTGAGATAATCTGTTCCCAACCTGATTTGTCTAAGTATGGAAAATATACTTTGACTTCTTTTCTGATAATATCCCATTGGTATGAGTGCCAATCTTTTCTGATAACTTCTACTGTTCCTTCTTGGCTACAAATTATACATCTTTGTGTTGGCACAGTAACAATGTCATCATCAACGTCTCGATTCATATATTGAGATGTTGTAAACAAGAGCTTCTGTTCTTGTAAGGTTAAGTGTCCTGCACAATGTTTATCTTTAGGACAATTACAATTAGTTATCATTTTTTTTCCCTTTCTAGTAAACCAAGCTCAAGTTTTCTTTTGAGCAATAATCTCTCTGCATATTGTATTTGTTCATTTGATTCTAAATGATTTAATAACTGTTCTAAGTTTTCAAAGATTGTCATTTCTTTAACTCCACATCTTCCTTCTCAAACTCTGCCTTACAATGTAAGCACTCAAGAGCAGACCACATCAAGTGCGTTACCTCAAGCTCAAGGTTACAATCAGGACAATCAAATTTGAATGTTGTTCTCTTTTGGTAAATCATTACAAACTCATCTTTCCATTAGGTCTATTTAATAATTTCTGTTCCATAATCTTATCCCATACTTCTTTGTCGATTCCGTACATTGTATTGAATGTCATATTCCTAGATTTAATATCTGCTTTTCTACTATGGTAATTATGCCTAATAAACGTCATTGGTGTTTCTTTTATATTTTCTTTTCTCTTAGCTAAATCTCTTTTAACTTTTTTTGGCACATCTTCTTTGTTAGTTCTTCTTCTTGCATTTTTAAGTCTTTGCTTTGCTCTTGATTTGTCATTTGTCCAGTAAAGAATTGTTGAAGGAGATACCTTGTAATGTTCTGCTAGTTCTCTTTGTGTGAATCCTAACTTCCTCAACTCTCTAATATCAAGAATATCTTGCTCAGTAACTTTGTACCTGTAATCAGTCATTCCATTTATCTTCATTCTTCTTCCTCTGATTCTATTGTACGGACTTCAAACTGTCCTACGAGAATCTTCTTCTCAACATCTTTCCACTTATCGAATCCTAGCTTGATATTTTTATCAAACAGGTTGGAATACATTTGATACGCTTTTGCTTCCGTGTCAGCTTCTACCTCGAAGTCAACTTGGAATGATTCACTAAATTTATATTTAGGCATTTGTTTCTCCTTTTTTAATTTCACTCATAGAGAGACCCTAATCGAAGATTCATAGTTTGTCAAATCTTAAATTATATTTATTTTGGGTTGCATAGAATTTTATATCTGCTAATCTTAGATTATGAATGAAACAAATAAAAAGCGTAAGCAGATAGTTAAATGCACTTTGTGTAATAGAGCTTATACAAAATTCTATAAGAAGAAAAGATATTGTACTGTTCATTTGCACGAGAAATTAGGTATTGTTTATGAAATTAAAAAGAAATTAAGTAATGAAGAAAAAGAAAAATATATTTACTACCCAAGATTTATGTGGGA